ACGCGCAGCTTTCAAACGTCACCTCTCCCAAAGAACACAAACCAAAAGACCAAAGTCTATCCAGCAGCGCTGACTTAAAAAGACGCTCACCAGACTTAGAATGCCGATAATGAACTTTGTCGGCAAAGTCAATACCATATAAAATCGCGTGATAATGAGGCCGATGCGTTTCACTTCCATACTCTCCGCACATATAAAACGAAATCGGAACACCGGAAAACTTAAAACGCAAACGTTTCATAAAACCTTGAAAATGACGATAATCCAAAGACCTGTTAATGGGTAGATGGATATCGTCATACGTCAACGTCACGAAACAAGACTCCTTATGCATAGCCTTCTCATGCATACAACGCACGGCCCACTGACGTGAACGCTCCAACCGACAACCATGACACTGCCCACACGGCAACTGCAACTCACGCACATAATGCTCGGTCTGCTTCTTATCGAAAACAATCTCCCCTGACAGCGTACGAAACGCCGTCAAGGGATGAAAACACGGCATAGCCGCTTAAAACCGATAACCACCACGCATCGGCGGCGGCGTCATATTAGGCGCCTTTGTACGAACCGCCTCACGCCGAAACTTCTTCGCACTCACCGCCTTACGCACAGGCTTACGATGCACCGGCCGCATATCACTCTCCTAAAAAAGCGCTTGCAAGGGGGGGTCCCTCACCCAGCGCAGGCACCACCCCTCGATCCTACCAGGGCGCCCTGGCGACGTCCATAGCTTGCCTGGGGGGTAGCCCCCCCCAGACCCCAGGCGCCCTAGGCCAGCGCTGCCAGGCGGCGCGCCAGATCATTCAACTCCGCAATCTCACGATCACGAAGCTTCACAATCTCCGAGCCGATCATCTCCTTATCCTTCGAACGCTTCAACTGCTGAATCTTCGCAGCAATGCACGCATCCAACCACATCCGATCGATCGGAGCCAATTCCAGGGTTTTCATCTTCACATCAGCCATCTCAATCTCCCAAACAGAGCGCGATCACATGACCGCACACAAATTTTACCTGACTCCCGCGCACAAATCCAAATACCGATTAGTAATATAAACACACATCATCATAATCATCAGTTCTAAAACCCTGAAAAAAAAATTTTTCCGCGCTCCCGCGCGGAAAAAAAAACAAACCCCCACGGGCGAGCCTCGTGGGGGCTTAGGTGCCAGGGCAGATCGCCCCTGTCACCTGACACAGTTACATCAAGGCATCACTGTGTCAACGGCTTACCAGCCGCAATCAACTTCTCCGCTTCCGCACGAATCTCCGCAGCACGCGCCGCAACCGCATCATCGCGCGCCTTCTTCCGCGCCAAAATCGCCTCGGGCAGCAACAAGCCCATATTGGCAACCTCATCCCAGTTCTCATCCGACGAACAAAACGCCACAAACCTCTGCGGATCATTCTCGAACCGAGCGCGCACCGCACCCGGCAACGCCATAAACGAATCGCGGGCCGCCAACCCCGCATTCATCGCACTCTGGAAGTCACGCACGCCCGTGAAATCCTCATACGTCGGCGCGCGCACACCCTCCGGCATCTCATACCCGATACCAAACCGCTCCACGATGGTATTGATATCACACTCCTCCTTAAAATGCTGCTGAGTCATCGTCGCATCCTCACACTTCAGGCCCGACTCATCCGACGCCGCATCCCGATCATAGTTATGACCAGTCCGAAAAACCGGCAACTTTTCCATCTCACTCTCCTAAGGACGTTTGACCAAACCACGCACCGAACGCGCCGCACGCAAACCCAACCCGGTCGCCGCCTGCACCGCGCTACCAACAACACTACCGGCATCCTTCAAATAAGGCGCCACTTTCTGCTTCCACATCGAAGACTCCGCATCCGCCAAATTGCGCGCCAACGGAATCTGATACTGCGCCAACGTCGTCTCAACACGCGTCAACAACTTCTGCGCATCAATCCGCTCACCCTCCGACAACAACCGCAACGTATCGGCCTTAATCCGGTCCAACTCCAACCCGGCGTTATGATACTGCTGCCGAGTCAAATCCGCCTCCGCGATCGTGCGCTGCACTCGCTCCAACAACTCCCGCGCAGACACCTCATTCAGCGCCACATTCGACCGCGCCAAATCATACTGACCTCCTTTCAGATTCGTATCGGCCTCCAAATTATACATCTGCGCCCGATTCACACCCGCCTGCGTCTGCGACGCCTCCGTGTCTGCTTTCAACTTCTCCTCCTGCGCCCGCAGCAAATCAATCTCACTCCCGAGCTTCGCACCACTCTGCGCCGTCGCCGCCATACCCTGAAACTTATTCTGAATCACAGGCATCGCACCCATCGGCGCACTCGCACCACCCTGCGAATACGCCAACATAGGATTCAAACCAGCCGCCTGCATATCCTTCACCGCACGCTGATACGCCGTAGACGACATGCGCTCCTGAAAAGCCATCTGCTGCTGCGCCATCGCCGCATTCGCCGCATTCGCATCCTCCTGACCCTCCGACTGCAACAGAGAGCCGAACGCAGACGCGGCGGCGGGAATCAAAGCCTCAAAAATCCCCATCGCCGCCGCTCCCTAAAAATGATCGATCAAACCCGGCACACTATACAACGGCATGGGCCGCGCCTTACGACACGAAATGAAACTGTCGAAAATGAACTGCGCACCATTCGCCGCCGCACCGACCGCCAACACACGCGAAAACGGAGGCGTCTCCTGAATAAACGTACTGCCCAGCGTCGGCAACGCCGTGAACTTCTGCGCCAAATGCCAACCATCCAGGGTCCCCGTCGCAGTACTCCGAAACAACCCCGTGATCATCGACGGATCATAACGATACTCAGCCCAACGCTCCTGATACCCGAACACATTCGCGTCGTTCGCGGTCCCATCGCAATAAATCTCCGAATTCAACACCGCCTGCTCCCCCAAATTCGCGAACACCGGCATATAGAAATCATACCGCGTCGCCCGCTTCCACATCTTCCGCAGACCCTGCTGATACGTCAAATCCGCACGCACCATGCAAAGACCCACGATCACCCCATGCTCCGTAAAACTACCGGTAAATCCATGCGTACCCAAAATCGTACCCATCGCCGACAGCGTCCCCAACGGCGTACTACCGCCGGTGATATTCGACGCCGAATTCTGCGTGATCGGATTCACCGTCAACGGCGACGAACCGCCACCCAAATACTCCGGCCGCTGCAAACGGGCGTCGGGAGAGATCACACCGAAATGCGCGCGCAACAGCTCCGTATACCGCGTACCCGACCGCGCATCACGCTCCAGCAACCGCTGAATCTGAAAACTCTGCCGCAACTGATTGATAGTCGCCGCCGTCGCCTGCGACAAATCCGCATAAATCTGCGGCCGATTACCGGACCCAACCGCAGCATTCGACTGCGCCTGAATCAAAACGCCCGTTGACCAAGCGGGCGTCGCCGCAAAATCATACGCCGCCGACACACCAAAACCCGTGTTATTCGCCGCCACCGACCCGGTATTGATATTCAAACCCTTGATCGGCGCCTGCGTACCCAGCGGCAACGTCACCGACGTATTGCCCTTCTGCGGCCACGGCAAACACGACGTGAAGTAATCCGCCCGCTTACCGCGCCGCAACAGCACATAATTAGCGATATTATCCGGACCATCGCCCGTATCGACCGTGACACTGTTCTGCAAATTCTCATCGCGAAACCACTCATTCCAAATCAGATTGTACGCCCGCGTGAAAAACGCACAATGCGAAACCACATTACCGCCCGTCACCTGCCCAACCGTCGGCAGACCCATATAATCCTGCAACGAACCGATCGCATACCCATTCGCCGGGCTCACCTGCTGTGGCACCACATAAGAAATGGAATCCGCCGGATTCGCCTGCTCACCCATGAACTTCCGCCAATTCACCCACAACAGGCGATTCGGCACAAAAAAGAAAAACGAATCCAGATACGCGTTATCCATCAACGGATAAATCGGCGTCGCCATCCGCGCAAACAACGTCGCCTTGCACTGCATCGAATCGCCCGGCAGAACCTCATCCAAATAAAACGGAATGAGATACCCCGCGTCGAACGTCGTCTTATGGGCTTTCTCCACCATGAACGACGAACGCGGAATGTCCGCACGCGGCACCATTGCAAACTGATGAACATCCACCGACTTATTCCGGAACATAACATTCTCCCAAAAAAAGGGCGCCGCAGCGCCCCAAACTTCACCTAGCCCAAACTCACCAAATCCTTACCACGCACAATCAAATCGGGCGCCTCACCCTGCGCGTGAAACAACCCTGTCACATCATCGAACTCGCCCAGAACATACAGATCATAATCATCCGGGTGTTTGTTCATCGGGCTCTCGGCATTCTTAAC